ACGCCATACCATATAATTACCCACCGATCACCGCCGTCCATCGCGCGTGGATATACGGTAAAAAAGTTGTAGCGGTTTTTATAACTCGAGTACAAATCTACACTATCGATTGTATATACAAATATATTATATGAAATATACAATGTGCAATTCTTTTTTTTAGCAAAATTTTATGCATCGATGAAATATATACTTATATAAATTGCTTAATAATTTAGTAATATTAAAATGACACGTAATAATATATAGTATTATATCTATGGTCATGAAAAATAAAATAGACATCAGTCCATTAATATATGTAATTATAATGGTTATTGTATTTACAACAGCACTTTAAAGGCTTCCGGTGAAACGCTTGGCTACCGCAGGGAGGGTTCGTATATTTACAGGGTAAATAAGGCAATAAAGCCGGAAAACAAAATAAAAACCAAATAAAAGTTATGTTAGATTTAAACGCAGTAAAATTCCTAAGTAAAAAACAAATTAATAATGTAGCACCTTCAGTGTTTACAAATCACCCATCTTCAGAGGTTACAGAAAAATATACATTTATTCCTACCGAAAAAGTAATTGATGATATGGAAATGTTAGGTTGGAAGCCAGTAGAAGCTAAAGAAGTTAATGCAAGAACTAAAGCAACAAAAGGATTTCAAAAACATTTATTAGTATTTAGAAATAACGATGTAATAATTAATGGAGAAGACGGAGATACAGTTTATCCTCAAATATTATTAACAAATTCTCATGATGGTAAAAATTCATTCCAATTTACAGCAGGATTATTTAGAATGATTTGTGAAAATGGTTTGGTTATAGCAGACACAGAATTTGAAGATGTTAAAATGCGTCATATGGGTTATACATTTGAAGATTTACAATCAATGATTAAAGAAATGGTTGAAAAGTTACCACTAACTGTTGAATCTATGAATAGAATGAAAAATATAGAGTTAGAAGAAGAAAGAGTTTTAGATTTAGCAAAATCCTTACTTGATATTAGAGTTGAAGGAACAGATAATACATATGATCCTTCAGCAATAGAAGAAGTTTTAGAAGTACAACGTAAAAAAGATGAAGGTATGGGATTATGGGAAGTATTTAATAGAGTTCAAGAAAATATAATTGAAGGAAATTTCCATTATAAAACAAAATCAGGTAAAGTTAGACAAGCTCGTATAATTAAGAATTTTAAACAAGATCTACAATTAAATAGAGAAATGTTTAGTAAAGCTATGGAATATGCAGCATAAAGACAATATTTGGATTAATGGATGTTTTGATGTGCTCCATACGGGGCATATCAAACTCTTTAGAAGAGCTCGTCAAATGGGAATGCGAGTAATAGTTGGGGTAGATACAGATGAGAGAATCAGGCAAGCGAAAGGGGAGAATCGACCGGTGAATGATTTACACAATCGAATAGACTTTTTAAGATCAATTAAATATATTGATATGATACATTCATTTGCTACGGATGAAGAACTTTCTAATATAATTAAAGATTATTTACCAAGATATATGTTAATTGGTGATGATTATAAAGACAAAGAGATTATAGGAAGTGAGTGGGTTAAGGAAGTAATATATGTACCTCGCTATCAAGGATTGAGTTCTTCAAGTATTATAAATGGAACCTACAAAACGCCATATTTATAATAAAATTCCAGCATGGCAGAATATTCAGTAACACAAATGACAGCAGGCGTCCTTGGGGAGGTATTAACGGGAGGAACAACTTATACGTTCGAAATCTCGACGCAAGAACATACAGCACAAAACGTTTATTTTGGTTCGGCAACATTTATGGTCGACTCATCAACTATAACAAATACAAATCTTCAAGGTTCATCAACAAACGCAAACGTAGGTGCATTAAAAGGTGGGCTTATTCCACTTTCTAACGTTGTTGATCAAATAACGGGTATTGGAGCAAATTCTACATTTATATTTGATGTAGATGGGGATCAACAAGGAAGTGGTGCTCAAATAGAACTTACTTCTACTGAGGGAGCTATAACACGAGCTAACGTTATTCAAGGAGGAATTAATTTTACTAGTGGTGATGGTATTACAATTAGTCAAAATGATTTACAAGCTGCTGGTTTTTCTAATGCTGATGCTTCTCAACAACTTGATTTATTTCCTAATCATATTGAGGGTAATTACATTTCATCTAATTTTGATGGAACTTTTACCAAGTTTGATAGTGACTTTACTAATTCAACTTTCATTTCATCCTCATGTGGTTTTGCCTTTACTGTAAGACAAAATTCTGAGATTGGAGGAGACGTTTTAGATGATGCTTTTGATTTTACTCCTACCACTACAATACCTGCTAGTAGTTATTTAATTAAATCAACTGGACATATTAAATTAAACATAGTACCTGGGTAATATATACGTATGTAAGTATTAATATATGTAGAAGGGAAACCTTTTGAGAGAGGCTTGGCTCCCTGAATTATCTTTCGTATATTACACACATAAACAAAAATTAAGGTTACATGCAAAAAATCACTATTAAACAATCTAATCAATACTTTCCTTCTAAAGGTGTAGAAAATGCCTCGTATTTTACTTTAAGCCCTTCTTCTAGAGGAGATGGATGGGAAGATGTTAAATACTTTACAAGTCGTAAAAAACTTTCATATACTAATCGTGATGGAGATCATGATTCTTGGGTATATGTTTTATCTAATCCTTCACAACCCGGAATACTTAAAATTGGATATACTAGTAGTACTCCCGAAGAAAGAGCAAGACAATTATCTAATGCAACAGGTGTTGCTTTACCTTATGAAGTTGAATTTGCTTATAGTTGTTGGAATGGTTTAGAACTTGAAAAAGATATCCATGAAAGATTAAATGAATATAGATTAACTAAACAACGTGAATTTTTTCAAATTGATTTAGAAGAAGCTAAAGAAATTATTGAAGAAGTAGGAAAGAACTATGCGTAAATATTTGGTTACCGCAAAGAGGGTTCGTATATTTACCGGGTAAATGAGATGCATGCAGCATATCATATTAATTAAAAATAAAGGTTATGATAAACAAGCAAAAAGTAGTAGAATTTAGAAGTGAATTTGAAAAAGCAGTTAAACAATTAGAAGAAAATTTTGGTGTAGCTATTTCATTAGGTACAATTTCATTTAATGCTAATGAATTAAGAACTAAAATGACAGCTAGAGTAGGTAAAGCACAACCTAAATTATCAGCATCAGATTTTGCAGTTGGGGATGAAGTAGGTATTAATCATAAGAAGATTAATAAAGAAGATATATTTACTATCATTAAAATTAACAATAAAAATATTAAAGTTACAGATAGTGATGGTGCAAGATTTACAGTTTCACCAGGTTTATTAATAAAGAAATAATATGACAGAATTACAAAATTTTATAGATGATATGCGTGCTACGAGTAGTAGCACGGATAAAGTCGCGATTATAGCGCGTAGTTCAACGTTTATACATAAGGTACTCGAATATACCTATAACCCATTTAAACAATATTATACTACAAGTAAGACGTGTAAGAAAAATAGTGATAAATGTTATTATGATAGTAACGATTTATATCCATTTGAATTATTAGATTCATTATCAGATAGAAAATTTACAGGTCATGAAGCAATTGCATTAGTTAATGGTTGGGTTGCTAATACTGCTTATGGTGAATTATTATATAGAATTATTGATAAAAATCTAGACATTAGAGCTGGAGATAAAGTAATTAATAAAGCTGTTCCAGGTTTAATTCCTACTTTCTCCGTTGCATTAGCCCAAGAATATAAAGGTAAATGTGATTGGAATGATAGTTGGTATGCTTCTAGAAAATTAGATGGTGTTCGTTGTTTAGCAGTTGTTGATAATGAAGGTAGTTGTACACTTTATTCTAGAATGGGGAAAGAATTAACTACATTAAATAAGGTAAAAGAAGCTATTGAAGCAACAAATATTGTTAATACTGTATTTGATGGTGAAATTTGTTTAGTGGATGAGAATGGTGATGAAGATTTCCAAGGTGT